TTTTGCCCCTGTGAAGGCGACTACAGATGTTAGCGAAAATCCTAAATTGCCAGAAACTGTGACAGCTATTTATAGTGATGGTAGTGTCGAAGAAAAAGCTGTGGTTTGGGCAATCCCAGATGATCTCCTTACAAGTGCTGGTGAGAAAAAAGTTCTTGGTAGCGTGGAAGGTCTCGAAGCTAAGGCTGAAGCCCTTGTTAAGGTCATTGCACTTGATAAGTGGTTGCCTAAAGTTGCAACTGTTCCAGTTGGTACAGCTGTAGAAGATTTGGATAAAACTGTAACGGCTGTTTTGTCAGATGGTAACTTGGTTGATGCGGATGTCGTTTCTTGGACCTTGAAAGATCCTGCTGCTTTGTCAAAAGAAGGTGGACGAACTGAAGCAACTGGTAAATTGGTAGGTAATGACTACGAGGTGACAGCAACCTTTATCGCAAGTAGTAAGGAAACAACAAGTAGCATTACAGGACTTGAAGAACAGCTATATCAAATACAAAAGATATTAGATAAGGATTATATATTCAAACACAAGGAAGTTAAAAAGCTACTTAAGGCAGGAGTTAAAAATAGCTTTACTCAAACCGCATACACCATAGAAAATCTAAATGGCTTTCATACTAGTTTTTCTATGATAAGTCAAAAAGATATTGAAGATATTATTAACCTGCCATGGAGTGGGAAGAACTATAGTAACAGGCTATGGGCTAATAGGACTAAGTTAAAAGACAAGGTGCAGGAGCAAATAGTACAGGCGACCATACAAGGTAAAGACTTAAGGCAATGTATAAAAGATGTATCTGAAACCATGGAAGCTACTAGAGAGGTTACAAAAAGGCTTATTAATACAGAACACGCATACGCTTGTTCGCAGGGCGATTTAAAGATGTATGATGAATTTGGTATTGATAAGTATGAGTATGTCGCTACGTTGGATAGTAAGACCTCAAATATATGTAGAGGTTTAGATGGCAAGGTATACAAGCGAAGTGAAGCTGTATCAGGTGTGAATTTTCCGCCTACACATCCACATTGTCGCTCTACTACTGTACCTGCAGATGTAGAAACTTTAGGGGATGAGACAAGGATTGCCAAAGATATCAAGGGTAATTACATATATTTAAAGGCTAATACTACTTATAAGGATTATATAAAAGCTCTAGAGACAGGTAATTGGAATAATGTAATGCACACCACTAAGATTAATGCAAATGTTAAAAAAGACTTGCAGAGTATAATTGACAAAACTAATGGACGATTAGCAGGTTTAGATGATACAATAAATGCTGATGAAATAGTATTTCAAGAAAAGTATGGACACAAAGATAACACACAGGTTAAAAATGGAAGTGTAAAAAATGATTTTTATACTAACTTATCCCAAAAACACCCTGATGAAATCTCTAAAATAATGCGAGATAAAGAACAATACGAAAGATATATTAATATATTAGGCAAAGAAAATGTCCCTAACAACCTTGAGAGTTTTCAAAATTTAAAGTATAATAAACTTAACACATACAAAGAATTACAAGGGGTCTATCGAGATGTATCTTGGCAAAAAAAATGCCTTGAAAACACACATAAAACTAAGGAAAAGAAAATTCCAATACATAACGCCCCAAATAGCGTAGTTGAAAAAATTATAGATAATAAAATTGTTACAAGACGTTTTTTTGGTAAAAATGGGAAAGTAAAGTTAGATATAGATTTTACAAATCATGGTAATCCAAAGAAACATCCGATTGTGCCTCATGCACATAGCTGGAAACCAACACAAAAAAACAAGGAAAAGTATGTTAGGCAAAGTGTTGGGAGGGAATTAACAAAAGCTGAGAAAATAGCCAATAAAGATTTAATTAAGGAGTGATGGTAATATGGCAAATGGTGATTTTGTAAGCCTACAAGAATTAATTGAATCCATTGAAATGGGGCTTGATATAGAATTTGATTTGTATGGAGTTAGATACTATATAGGAGCACCACAAGGGGATTTACTTATATCTAGGGATGATGGAGAAATAGAAGATTATTACACTAACGCAGAAGATTTAGTTAATAATCACTATATAAACGGCGAGCCTATAAAAAATATATGGCAAGATATAGTTATTTACAATATGTAAGCACTTTAACAGTAGTTAGGGTGCTTTTTTAGTGCAGTAAATCTATATAACGGATTTTAGCTAAAATTCGACGTATAAATATTTATATGACGAAAAAACACTAAAAATCGTTGTATAAAATATGAGAGGAGTAATATATGAAATATAGGAAAAAACCAGTTGTAATAGATGCTTTTCAATTTGATGGCGATTTTATAAATAAAGACAAAACATATTACATACCTGACTGGGCTGTAAATATGGTGCATAAAGGTTATATAAAATATAAAAGTTATGCAAAGGGAGAACTTGAAATAAAAACACTTGAAGGAGTTATGATTGCCAATGTAGGCGATTATATAATAAAGGGTGTTGATGGTGAGATATATCCATGTAAGCCTGATATATTTGAAAAAACATATGAAGAAGCCAAAATGTGTAAAAAAGGCACATTAAATAAAGTTATTACAACTGAAGCAGATATTGATAGAGTTGCTAAAGAACTCAATCAAGAGTTGGAAAAAGCGTTAGAAGAAGATCCAATCCCTAAATTCCCGATGAGGTTGGATGATGTAAAGCTCGGATTTGATTTTAGCTGTGATACTAAAAGAGAGTTTAAAATGTTATGGAATGGACATGAGGTTGAAAATATAAAAAATATGGCCTTAAACATTCCTACCGGTGAAATTCCTACAATGACAGTAGAGGTATATTTAGACACTTTAAATAAGGATATGTTTAATAAATAATTTCGTTATTTGCGTTCCATTTTCTACCGGACGCAAGAAACGCAAATTGCACAAACATTGAAAATACTAGCTTTTTTCGTCTCACTACCACTAATAACGGTAAAATGAACGTGCGACGGAAATGTATTTCCTTCGCAAAGTTAGGAAAAAATAAAAAAGTTGAGTAAAGTTGAGTAAATATGCTATGGTTTCCTATAGATAATAAATTTAGCATATAGATAGCTGACTTTTTATTTAAAAGAGGCCCTATATGTGGGTGCAT